TAGCTAATAATGGTATGGGTGGTAAAAATGGACATGATAGAAAAGGATTTGCTTATGGTGTAGGTTTAGCTATGATGAATAATTTACCAATAACCATTGTAGGTCCTCGTAATAATGAAAATTGGGTAAATGAAAATCTTTGGATTTTAAGTTATCCTAAACTTAAATTTATTTGGGAACCCTCCAATTTAGAATTAAGAGACATTTACTGGTCACACGATATATTTCTTCACCCATCAGAGTTGGAAGCTGGTCACCCTAATCTTACATTATTAGAAGCAGCTGCTTGCGGTTTACCTATTATAGGATGGATTGAAATGGAAACTGATTTTTTTGGATTATGGAGAGCTCCTCGTAATGTTTATGATATGGATCGAGGTTTAAAAGATATTCTAAATAATTGGGATAGATATTATAAAGATGCTATTCAAACCGGTAAAAATTTTGATTGGGAAAATAGAACTAAAGAGTTAATAAAAATTTATAATCAAGTGTTATGAGAAAAGAACTAATACACGAATACAATACTTTAAAAAATTTAAAATTACCGGTTAAATTACCTAGTAATACTTACAATATTAACTTTATTGAAGGGGCGTTTGTAGAAGTATTAGGCAACCACAACCGAGAGTATAGAGTTATAATGACTGATAAAAGAACTAATCAAATAATTCACAATTCGGTTATTTCTAATAATATGTGGACTCGAACTAATCGAAAATATTTCACAGATTGGAATATTAAAATTTATGATAATAATACTAATGAGTTATTACATGAACATAATTATAACCCTCAAGGTCAAAGAGTTTATATCCATTTAGATTCTAATGCTATTGGTGATACCTTAGCTTGGTTTCCCTATGTTGAAGAATTTAGAAAAACTTGGGGATGTCATGTTATAGTTTCTACATTTAGAAATGAATGGTTTCAAAGCATATACCCTGATTTAGAATTTATAACTCCTGGAACTGTAGTTCCTGATTTATATGCTATGTACGGTATTGGGTGGTATTATGATGATGAGAGTAAAACATTTATTGAAGATAGAGCACCTCGAGATTTTAAATCAATCCCCTTACAAGCAACAGCTACAGATGTTTTAGGATTAAATTATAAAGAGATTAAACCTCAAATTAATTTTTTAGATACTGGGCGTCCTATTGAAGAAAAATATGTCGTAATTGCCCCTCATGCTTCAGCACATGCTAAGTATTGGAACGCTCCCAATGGTTGGCAATCCGTAATCAATAGTTTAAATGATAAAGGTTATAAAGTAATGATGATTACCCATGAATCAGCTACAGATGATTGGCACAATTCTAAATTAGGTGGTCCTCTTTCTAATATAATTGATGAAACCGGAGACAAACCTATTGAAGTAAGAATGAATCAAATTAAACATGCCGATGCCTTTATAGGAGTTGGTAGTGGTTTAAGTTGGTTAGCTTGGACAATTGGAACCCCGGTTGTTCTCATTTCAGGGTTTAGTGAACCTTACACAGAATTTGAAGATTGTGAACGTATTGGAGCACCTATAGGTTATTGTACTGGATGTTTTAATCGCGAATGGTTAAATCCTGGAGATTGGGAATGGTGTCCTGATCATAAAGATACTAATCGTCATTTTGAATGTACTAAATACATCACTCCTCAAAAAGTTTTTAATTCCATAGAGAGAATCCTACATTTTGATAAAAGATTATAATATTTATTGTAGAAAAAATTATATTTTATTTTGGGACTTTATTTCAAAATAAGTTGACTTTTAAGAAAAAATATAATATTTATAATAAAACATAACCTAAATCAAAATGGCAGAAACATTATTATCACCTGGTGTATTAGCGAGAGAGAATGATCAATCTCAAATCACAGCTCAACCTGTACAAGCCGGCGCCGCTATTCTTGGTCCTACTGTAAAAGGTCCTGTTGGGATTCCAACATTGGTTACTTCATACAGTGACTATATGAACAAATTTGGTACTACTTTTACCAGCGCTAGCCAAGTATACAGCTTTTTAACTTCAGTATCAGCTTATAACTACTTTACTAATGGAGGTACTTCATTATTAGTAACAAGAATTGTAAGTGGTTCATTCACTGCTGCATCTTCTTCAGCTATTAGTGGAAGTAACGGAGCTACTCAACCTACTATAGTATTAAAAACCTTAGCTGAAGGTACTATCATGAATAGCACTTCTACTGAAACTAACGGTGCTTTAGCTAGTGGTTCAAATGATAACTTAAGATGGGAAATTGCTACAAGCGATACAGCTTCAGGTACATTTACATTATTAGTTAGAAGAGGTAATGATACTACTAATGATAAAGTAGTTTTAGAAAGTTGGACAAACTTATCATTAGATCCAAAACAACCTAACTACATTTCTAAAGTAATTGGTGATTCATATCAAACAATTAATACTTCAGATGCTGCAGCTGGTCCATACGTTCAATCCGTAGGTAACTATGCTAACAAATCAAATTATATTTACGTTTCTGCTGTAAATAACCCAACACCAGATTATTTTGATAATAACGGAAACTTCAAATCTCAATACACTGCTTCTTTACCATTAATTGCTAGTGGTTCATTTGGTGGTGCTGTTGGTGAAGTTTGGTTTAATAAAGCAGGTGCTGCATTTAATGAAAAAATCACTTCAGATGCCAATATTCAAGGTATTGAATCAGGTCAATACACCCAATCAATTAGTGTGTTGTCTAACCAAGATGATTACAAATTTAACGTAATTACTGCTCCTGGTTTAATGATTGGAACTTCAACTACTACAATTACTAAATTGATCAATATGGTTCAAGAAAGAGGTGATGCTCTTGCTGTAGTAGATTGTGGTAAATACGGTGATACATTAGCTACTATGACTGCTAATGCTGCTACTTATAACTCAAGCTACGCTGCTACTTATGCTCCTTGGTTACAAACCACAGATGCAGACGCAGGTAATTTAATTTGGGTTCCAGCTTCAACTATGATCCCAGGTGTTTATGCTTACAACGATTCAGTTGGTGAAGCTTGGTTCGCACCTGCAGGTTTAAATAGAGGTGGATTATCTACAGTAGTAAAACCAGAAAGAAAATTAGCTCAAGCTAACAGAGATACATTATATCTTGCAAACGTCAATCCAATTGCTTCATTCCCTGGAGCTGGAACAGTAGTATTCGGTCAGAAAACATTACAGAAAAAAGCTTCTGCTCTTGACCGTGTAAACGTTCGCAGATTGTTAATCGAACTTAAATCGTATATTTCTCAAGTATCTAATAACTTGGTGTTTGAACAAAACACAATTGCTACAAGAAATGCATTCTTAAGCCAAGTTAATCCATACTTAGAATCAGTACAACAACGTCAAGGTTTGTATGCTTTCAAAGTAATCATGAATGATACTAACAACACAGCTGATGTAATCGACAGAAATCAATTAGTAGGTCAAATTTATTTACAACCAACTAAAACTGCTGAATTCATCTTGTTAGATTTCAACGTATTACCAACAGGAGCTACTTTCCCAGCGTAAGAATTTAAAAATTGAATATTTATAATAGAACAAATTAATAACAACGCAAAATGGCAGTATTAGATCCCAACGAAATTTTCTTTACAGCTTTCGAACCGAAAGTACAGAATAGATTTATCATGTATGTAGACGGTATTCCATCGTATACAATCAAAGGTATTTCGTCTGTCGGATTCTCGCAAGAAGAAATTGTGCTTAACCATATTAACACTTATAGAAAGGTTAAAGGTAAATTAAAGTGGAACGACTTAACAATGACTTTATTTGACCCGATCACTCCTTCAGGAGCTCAGGCAGTAATGGAATGGGTTCGTTTACACCACGAATCAGTAACAGGTAGAGATGGTTACTCTGATTTTTATAAAAAAGATGTAACTATTAACGTGTTAGGACCTGTAGGTGATATCATCTCAGAATGGATTATCAAAGGAGCATTTGTTAAATCTGCTGAATTTGGTGAGTATAGCTGGGATAACGAAGCTGCTGCCCAAAACTTAACAGTAGTGTTAGGAATGGATTATTGCATCTTAAATTACTAATAAAAATTTTGCGATTTTTTTAAAGAGAGCTTGGCTTATGTCAAGCTCTTTTTTATTTTAGATATGTATTATCGATAATAGTTATTAATTAATAAAATCTATGGAAAACCAAATCCCAAACTTTGAGGTTAATTCAATGCCTCAACCTGAGGTTAATTCAATGCCTCAACAACCCGCTCCATTGGTTAAAGACAACACTCCGTCGTTTCAATTTCCTACTGAACTTGTAGAATTGCCGTCGCAGGGTCTTCTTTATCCTGAAGGTCATCCATTATCATCTGGAAAAATCGAGATGAAGTATATGACTGCCAAAGAAGAAGACATTCTTACTAACCAAAACTATATCTCTCAGGGAGTAGTATTAGACAAACTATTACAATCTTTGATTGTTACTAAGGTTAACTATGACGACATCTTTATTGGAGATAAAAACGCTATTTTGATCGCATCACGTATTTTAGGTTATGGTAAAGACTATGATTTTGAATATGATGGTGAGAAACAAAGTATTGATTTAACTACTCTTGAAAATAAAACTTTAAATTTAGATATTTTTACTAAAGGTAGAAATGAATTTGAATTCACTCTTCCAGCTTCTAAAGTTAACGTTACTTTTCAATTAGTTAATGGTACTCTAGAAAAAAAGATTGAACAAGAACTTAAGGGTTTAAGAAAAATCAATAAAAATGATTCACCTGAACTTACAACTCGTTTAAAACATATTATCACCTCAGTAAATGGAGATAGTAGTTCTAAAACTATTCGTGAGTTTATTGAAAAATATATGTTAGCTCGTGATTCAAAAGCATTAAGAGACTACATCAGAGAAATCCAACCTGATGTTGATATGAATGTAGAAGTTATGACTTCTGATGGGGCTAATGAGATTGTTTCTTTACCCTTGGGAGCCAACTTTTTTTTCCCTGACGCCTGAGGAAGCTCTTATTTATAGAGGTGAAGTATTTACACAGATTCATGAGATAGTATTTCATGGTAAAGGCGGCTATGATTGGGGAACTGTGTATAATATGCCTCTGTGGCTTAGAAAATTTACTTGGAACAAGTTGATTGAGTGGTACGAAAAAGAAAATGCTCAAAATTCAACCCAAAACAATGTTGATGAATCTATTGCCAATATGAAAGCTGCTGGTGCAGTTAGTAAACAACCTATACCAGATTATGTTATGAGGGCGTCAAAGAAATGACGCCCTCTAATATTTATGACATATAACTTGCTATAACTATGGCCGACGAAGGAAAAAGAATTAAAAAAATTGCAGATGAAACTCAAGTAGTAGTTGAGGATGCGTTACGCAGTATTGCCTCCAATATTAGTGACATTTTTGCTCAAGCTCTTCAATCAGGTCAAAATGCTGCTAAAACCTTAGGTAAAGATGTTACAAGTAGCATTAATAGTTTAGCAAAGTCAACAGATTACTTAGTTAAAGCTCAAGAAAAAGCAAATAAAGGAGTTTTAACTTATAGAGACGTTACAGCTGAAATCCAAAGCCGTAACGCTAAAATTCAGACTATTAAAAATCAAATAGAAATAGCTGAAAGATCTGGAATTGGAAATGCAAAACAATTAAAAAAAGAATTAGCATCTATTGAAGCTTATAATAAGGAAGTAGCTGAGTCTATGGCTGAGCAACTTAATTATTCTAAGAAAATAGAAAAATCATTAGGTCTTACTGGAAGTTTAGTTTCAGGTATCGGTAAGTTAGCCGGTAAAATGGGATTTGATGGTATGGCCGATACATTAGCTGAAGCTAATGATAGAGCAGCTGAAATGGCTAAGACTATGGTTGATGCCAATGGTAAAGCTGCTGGATTTGGAGGTAAACTTAAAATATTAGCTTCAACTGCAGGTTTTCTTGGTAAAGCTCTTCTCAAAAATCTATTTGATCCTTTAACTCTAGCTGCAGGTGCTGCAGGTTTATTTAAAAAAGCACTTTCAACTGGGTGGGGGGTTATAAAAAAAGGTTTAGAATTTTTATCCCCTAAATACTTAATAGAACAAGCTAACAAATCTATAGATGCCTATAAGGAACTAGCTACCCAAGTTTCAGGTGAAATTCAAGGTATAGCTCGTAATTTAGGTTTAACTCAAGGAGCTGCTAATGGGTTGTATGGAGCTATAGCAGGTTTAGGACCTACTGCAGCTGCTTCTGCTCAATCTGTTGAAAGTATTTATAGTGCTATGGGTACAACTGAAAAGTTATCCCAAAATACATTAGATCGATTTATTAAATTAAATACTTACGCTGGATATTCTGCTGAATCTTTAGCAAGTATGCAAAAATACGCAAAAATCTTAGGTCAAGATGCTGGTGTAGTGGTAGATGAATTTAATGATCAAATTGCATCACAAATTAAATCCCAAAATATAGCTATTAGCCAAAAATCAGCATTTGAATCAGTTGCTAAAGTTTCAAATAATATTAAAGCTGCATTAGGAGGTTCAAGTCAAGCAATTGTTTCCGCTGTATTATCATCAAAGAAATTAGGATTAGAATTAGAAGATGCTTTAGATTCTGCAAAAGGATTCTTAAACTTAGAAGAAAGTATTGCATCTGAACAAGAATTAAGATTATTAACAGGTCAAGATATTGATCTTACTAAAGCTAGAGAATTAGCAGCAACACGTGATTTTGCTGGATTAAACAAAGAAATTGCTCGTGTTACTAAACAAATTGGTGGGGATGCCCAAAATAACCAATTTATTATGGATGATATTACTAAAACTTTAGGAATTAGTGAAGATAAAGTAGCCGGGATATTAAACGCCCAAAAAGAACAAACAACAGTTCAAGGTGATTTAAATGATAGCTTACAGAAAGGATCTGATATTAGAAAAGGTTCTGCTACATTTGCTGAAGCCGAAGAAAATCGTCAAAGAGGAATTTTAGCTCAACAAAGTAAATTTGGTGGTGCCTTCTTCGATTTCTCTAAAAAGATAGAACATTTTACCATGAAGGTTCGTGGTAAATTTATGGAAATTTTTGGAGGTAAATTCCAAGCTTGGTGGAAAGATCCAAAAACTCAAGAAGCTTTTGAAAAATTTGAGGGTATTGTCTTAAAAATGATGGACAAGTTATTTGACAAAACCTCAGCAATTGGGCAATATTTTTCTACAATTTTTGATCCTCAAATTACTGAAAACTTAGTAAATGTTGGGTTTAGAGGTGAACCTCTTTCCATCATTTTACCTAAACCTGGGAATATAAAGCTAAGGGTTTTCTTAACTGCTGCTCCTGCAATAAATGAAGTTAATAAT